CCCCTGTCCCCCACGATCCTCTCCTCATCACCATGCTTAAGTTCATCGGAAACAATCGTTTCGGCGATCGCAAGATCGTTGTTACGTATTCCCAATACATGCGTGCGTGGGAGCAAGATCCCCAGAAGATACTTGATGTGTATCTTGGTGAATACGACGGCCCAGACGATCCTTTCTTCCGCCGCCGTTACGCCAAGCTCTATCGAGCTGCTGGAGTTGACAATGCCAAATGCGACAATCATTTCATTGACCGTCTCGTCTTTGAAGCCTCTCTCCTTACAGCTCACTTCGTGTCTCTCATGAAGTCCGCGTACGAGAAGGCTGGCAAAGTCTGCTCCGAAGCTCTCACATCCCTCTTCACTAAAACTGAAGAGGCCTGGAGTTTCATGACCCGCCCATTCAAGTCACTCTACAACTCCATCCTGAACATCTGTTCCAAGATTACAGGAATCTTCACCTCTTGCACTGCCGCCTCACGTGCTTGGGCCTATGCCTGCAAACTCACGATGGCATGCATTGCAGCTTTCACCGCTGCTGCTGTCCTCGTATGCACTTATGCTTACTACACGCGACCTCGCGCGCACCCACAAGCCCCTTCGAATGGTCGAGATGTCAAATCCCGCTGGCGCAAAGCCTACATGGATGATGATTTCACTGAAGAGGAGCGCCATGGCGATAGTTTCAAACATACTCGTCGCGCCTTTGAAGCAGACCAACAGACCTCTGTTGATCGCTCCATGCGTTCCCTCCGAAAGGAGTATCAGACCGCTCGCAGGTTTGGTGAGAAGTTTACAGCTTCAAAGTCAGCTAAGCGCGCCTTCGCGCAAGCCCCCACTGACTACCGCCACCTTGCAGAGCGATCTGCTGTCTTCATCAAGACCTCCTCTGGTGCCGAGTATCGTGGTACAGGTATCTGTGACCGTATGGTCATAGTGCCTCACCACTACTACAACGCATTCCTTGAGGAGGACTCTGTCCTCGTCATCGCCAGCGGTCACTCCGCTAATCTCCCTCTCCGTGATCTCAACCACATTCACTACCCCAATGATGATTTGTCCGTCTTCTTTCTTCCAATTCAATTCCCGATGTTCCCGAACATCGTTCCTCGCTTCATCAAGCGCCAAGACGTGCCAATGATCCATACAAAGGTTACTTTGTGGCTTACATCTCTCCATTCTCCCACTCGCGAGATCATGGCCCCCACCTCCAACGCCCCGGTTTACCAAGTTTGGTCCCATCCCGACATCATGCGGAACAAGTCCTTCACTTCTCTCTGCTACCCTGTTGATATCGAAACAAACTTTGGTGACTGCGGCTCTCTCTACACTACCGATACGAAGATTCTCGGCCCCCGCTGCATCCTTGGAATTCATATTGCGGGTACAGGATCAATTGGTTACGCCAACATCCTTACCCAAGAAATGATTTATACGATGTGGGACGACTTTGAATTCGACGACGATGAAGAGCTCCCAGTTCAGGCTGTCCCTCAAGGACCTCTTAAGCCTATCTCTGAGCTCCCCATCATCGAAGTCGAGACCTCTGTCCCTAACGATACCCAAGTCCTCGTTAACTGCAATATTGATTTCGAACCTTCGTTCGCGCTGGATAATCCTCATCGTGAGGAAAATCTCGCTGCTCTCAAGAAACATGTTGAAGACTTACGAGACCCCGTCGTCCCCCCCCCAGCAATTCTGCTCGGAATTGCTGCCAAGAATCTTCACCGAACGTGTACTACACGCCTCGTTCCGAGCAAGCTCAGTCACGAGCTCCCCTTCACCCCAACCACATGCCCCGCTCCATTAAGCAGACATGCTTCACCCTCTGGCGAAGATCCTCTCTACCTTGCCCATGCAAGGATGATTCGCCCAAAGGAGCCAAACATCAATCACAAGTTGATGCTGGAATGTGCAAGAGCTTCTGTCAATGTCGTTCCGCGACATCCACACAGAGGCATTCTCACATTTGAAGAAGCTGCTTACGGAAAAGGTGCTTTGACCTCAGTTGACCATACTGCCTCTGGTGGCGAGCCGTGGAACTCCATGGCTGCTGCTGAAGGTAAGCCCACCAACAAAGGTACCTGGCTGGGCTCTCGTGACCACCCTGCCCCCCGACCCGAGATACTCGAAGCCGTTCATCGCGACATCGATATTCTCAAAACCGGCAGATGCCCTGATTGGTTCTTCACAGAACAACTTAAGGATGAGTGTGTGGACCTGGAAAAGTATGCCGCTTCAAAAACGCGCCTCTACTTTGCCGGCCCGCTCGACCATGTTCTCGTTGGACGCATTCTGTGCGGAGACTTTGTTCAAGCAACTCTCTGTGCACGCCAACGATTCCCTGGAAAAGTGTCCGGTTCAATCGGACTCACACCTGAGGATGGTGTTCTCACCTGCCTCATGAAAGCCTCAGACGGCAACAACCGCATTGCCCATGATGAAAAAGGTTTCGACCGACATCAATTATGGTGCATTGCGCAATGGATTGCCCAAGCAATAAATGAATGGTATCCAAAGAACGAAGACCCAGCGATCAAGCTGGCTCGTACCACTTACATCTGTTCTAACTACCACTCCGTCTATCAAATTGGACGCTACATTTATCTGCTCGATTTCCATCAGCCGTCAGGAGGCTTTCTCACAACCTTCCTCAACAACATCTACCTCGAAAGTTCTCGTCTCTATGCTTTCACTGAGATTCTCAACCGTAAGTACTCCTTCCCCGGTGCCACTGTTCTCTTCACCCCTCATAAGGTGAAGGAATCCATGTTCGCCCTCTACTACGGAGACGATTCTATCATCGTCTTCCCCAAGTCCTGGGAAGTCACATCAGCTGAGATCTTCGCCGAAACTGCAAAGTTAGGCCTCGAGACAACTCACTCAGAGAAGAACTGGCCGCTCGAAAAAGAGATGCCCCAAGAAATGC